CTGGTCTTGTTCCCCCCGCAAACGACTCGAAAAGCCACGAAAATGACTGAGAAGGTCACCAAACAACCCAAGAAGCCTCAAAGTGGCTCAAACGGGCTTCAAACGGTTTTGGGTAGAGACACAGAGAGGCAAAACGCTCATTTTGGCGTTGAAACCCCAAGAATCCACACGCCACTGAATGATTTACCGTCTCGCGGGCTTGAATTGGTTGATTTGGCAACGTCAATCGGCGTTGACCTTATGCCGTGGCAAAAATTTGCGCTTGAACATACGCACAAAGTAAAGCCTGACGGTCGTTGGGCAACTCCAGTCAACGTCGTGTGCGTGGCACGTCAAAACGGAAAATCATTTTTGCAACAAATAAGAATTCTTGGCGGGTTGTTTCTTTGGAATGAGCCGCTGCAAATTGGGTCAGCACACCGCCTGGCAACAAGCCTGGAACAGTTTAGAGCGTTGGTCAGTGTCATTGAACAAAACGACTCATTGGCAAAACAGGTCAAGCGGATACGTTGGGCACACGGGGCTGAAGAAATCGAAACAATCCACGGCACGCGGTTTATTGTTAAGGCTGGCGGTTCGGCTGCTCGCGGTGTCTCTCGCCCGTCAACCTTGCACCTGGACGAATTGCGTGAAATGTCAGACATGGAATCTTTCGCGTCATTGCGATACACACTTATGGCTGCACCAAATCCATTGGTTATGGCGTATACAAATGCTGGCGATTCCAGTTCAGTCGTTTTGAATTCTTTCCGCGAGCGCGCGTTGGCAAAAATTGCGGGCGCTGAAGATGAAATTGGTTATTTTGAATGGTCAGCACCAACTGACGAAATAAGCATTGAAAACGCCAAGTGGGCAAACCCAGCAATGGGAATCACAATCCATGAAGACAACATAAAAAGCGTTTTAAATGACCCGCCTGACGTAGTAATGACCGAAGTGTTGTGCCGTTGGGTTGTGGCGATCAATTCAGCCGTGGACGCAGCGGCGTGGGGTAATTGCCTGGACAAAACCGTTGATCTTGATACCGAAAAGCAAACATGGCTGGCAATCGATCTTTCACCCGATAGAAAGCACGCTTCATTGGTGGGCGCCCAAAAACTTGGGTCAGAATCCTTTGTGGTTAAATTGCTGCACACTTGGTCAAACGACTTGCAATTGGACGATAAAGCAATTGCCAACGAATTGGCAGACTATGCCCGCAAATACCCGACCGAATACGTTTTGTATTCACGGCGTACGGCTGGCGCAGTCGCGGCGCGTCTTGCACCCGCTGGCATTGCAATTTTCGACATGGACGGCGATTATCCGCAAGCGTGTGACGAAATGTTGTCAGCAATCAATTCAGGGCGTTTAAAGCACCGTGGGCAATCACAATTGACCGAAGAAATCTTGGCTGCCGTTCAATTGCGTCGTGGTGACGGCGGTTGGGTTATTGGTAGGCGTGCGTCAAAATCGGTTGTCTGCGGTGCGGTGGCAGTTTCGCTCGTTTCACATTTTGCGACACGCCAGGAGAATGATCTTGACATAATGGTGGGTTGAACGTATAAGTTTGACACAATTTAGACATGGGTCTATTAGATTTGTTCGTACCAACAAAGCCGACGGCAGCCGTCACTGCCAGTTCGGTTGACGCCGCCGCAATTGCCCCGTACTACCCCGAACAGGGGCAACTTTTCTTTTCGGGTGTAACTAGCGCAATCCGATCTGAAGCAATGACTATTCCAACGGTTGCACGTTCGCTTGGAATTATTCAAACCGTTGCTTCACTACCAATGCACACACGCAATGAAGCAACAGGCGAAAAAGTTACTCAACCGCGTGTAATCAATCAGCCTGACCCAAGAATTCCTGGAACAACGTTTTGGTCATGGATTATTTCTGATTTGTTTTTCTTTCCAAGTGCGTACGCATACGTCATGGAACGTTATGCAGACACAGGAAAAATTCGTGCAATGGAACGTGTTGCACCCGAACGCGTAACAATTCAAACAAATGGAATTGGAACAGAAATTGTTTCCTATTCAATTGACGGGTCTTATGTTGACCCAGCAAATTTGGTCGTATTCGCTGGCGCTCAGGAAGGGTTGCTTAATCGCGCAGGTCGCACAATTCGCGCCGCTGCGGCGTTGGAACGTGCTGCCTTAGATTTTGCAGCCGACCCAATTCCACAAATGGTTTTGAAATCAAATGGAACATCATTGCCAGCCGATAGAGTTTCAAAGTTACTTGGTGCAATTCGTAATCGCGCAAAAAAATCAGTTATTTATTTGAACGCTGACGTTGATCTTTCGACAATTGGATACGACCCAAAGAATTTGCAACTCAATGAGGCAAGAAATTATTTGGCTTTGGAACTTAGCCGTGCGGCGGGTTTACCTGCTTATTTCACAGATTCACAACAGTCAACATTTACTTATTCAAATGCGTTAGACAAACGACGCGATTTGGTTGATTTTGCGTTTAGAAATTACATGTCAATTATTGAACAACGTTTATCATTTGCAGATTTTACTCCAGCGGGTAATCGCGTTTCATTTGATTTAGATGATTTCTTGCGTGGCAATCCTTACGAGCGTGCGCAAGTTTACGAAATACTCAATCGAATTGGCGCAATGTCAATTGATGAAATACGCGAGGAAGAAGACATGCTGCTATGAAAAAAGTGATTACACCGTTTCAAATAACCGCTGCCGATTCTGAGAGTCGCACAATCAGCGGCACAATTGTCACGTTTGAAGAAACTGGCAACGCTTCAATTGGCAAAGTTCAATTTGCCGCTGGTTCCATTGAACCAAAACCAGTTCTACTTAACCTGGAACATGACCGTTCACGCAGAATTGGAAAAACTTTAAGTATTGAAAGCACCGATCAAAACATGACGGCAACATTCAAAATTGCTGCAACAACTGCGGGCAATGACGCATTGGTTGAAGCCGCCGAAGGTTTGCGGGACGGATTTAGCGTTGAAGTTTCATTCGACGAATACGAAACACTTAAAGACGGAACAGTTCGCATTTTGAAGGGTGAACTCACTGCCGTTGCTTTAACGTCGGAACCCGCTATTCGATCAGCACGCGTTGAAACCGTTGCTGCAACTGAAGAAGAAGAAAATGAAGTTTCCGATTCAACAATTGAAACGGAAGAAACACCAACAACAGAAGGAGACGAAGTGGACAACACCGTCACACAAGCGGAAGCCGTCGAGACGGTAGAAGCCGCAGAATCAATCACTGCGTCAGCGCGACCAAAGGTGGGTGGGTTTACATCAAAGCCACGCATTGAAATAACCGCTGCGAAGTATTTAGAAAACACAATCCGTTCATCAATGGGTGACCTAGACGCTCGCGATTATGTTCACGCAGCCAACAATGGCGCAACAACAACTGACAACGCTGGACTTGTTCCAACACGTCAATTGACTGAAATCATCAATGGTCTTGGCAACACAATTCGCCCAAGCATTGACGCAATCAGCCGTGGAACATTGCCTGACGCTGGAATGACTTTTGAAATTCCAAAAATTACTGCAATGCCAACCGTGGCTGAAACTGCCGAAACCAGCGCGTTTTCAAATACAGATCAGGAAAGCGCATTTGTTTCAGTGGACGTCAAAAAGTTTGCTGGACAACAGAAATTCTCGGTTGAATTATTAGAGCGTAGTTCACCACTATTCTTTGACGAATTATTGCGCAACATGGTCAGTGCGCTTGCTAAGGCACAAAACTCATACGTCAACGGAATTCTTGTTGCAAACGCAGGAATTGACGGAACAACACTTTCAGCGCTACCAACTGCCGCTGAATTGCTTGCATACGTTTCACGCGGTGCTGCAACTGTTTATACAAACACACAAGGTTTCGCACGCAACATCATTATGGGTGCAAGCCAATGGGCAAACACAATGTCACTAAATGACAATGGACGCCCAATTTATGTGGCTTCACAACCTATGAATGCGGGCGGTGCATTGCGTCCAGATAGCCTACGCGGAAACGTTGCAGGTCTTGATCTATACGCAGATTTCTCAGCACCAGCGGGTTCAGATGACGGTTCACTCATTATCGTCAACCCTGATTCATACACATGGTACGAGTCAAGCAATTTCCAATTGCGTTCAGAGTCAACAGCCGACGGTTCAATTACCGTGGGTATCTACTCATTTGGCGCAACTGCGATCAAACTTGCGAACGGTGCATTCCGTAACAACAAGTAAAAACTAGACATGCGGCGCGGTCACTCCCGAACGCGCCGCAGCCGATCGAAAGGAAACGGACATGCCAGCCATTGTCACTGCAAGCCAATTGCGCACGGTGCTTGGCGTGTCCGTTTCTCTTTATTCTGACGCTTACCTGGACGAAATTATCAACACAAGCGAAGCGGTAATTTTGCCCATGCTTGTGGCAAACACTTCAGCCGTCAGTGCTTATGGATTAAAAAATAACGTCGCGACGTATTACACCCAACGCATGCACTATTTTGTCCCAGGTCAATCAATTGTGGTGACTGGTCTACCAGCACCATTCACGGCAACAGTCACAGTCGTTGACACTGCCAACTATTATTTCACCGCAGCCATTACGTCAGCCGACGTGACAGAGCGCGACATAATTCCTGAAGGCGTTGCAACATTGTCAGGTTATTCAGCCGCAGCAATCTATGCCAACAACCCAGCAATCGAATCAGCCATTTTGGCGGTAAGCGTCGAGGTCTTTCAAAGTCGCGTCGCGGCAGGTGGACAAATTGAAGGTGTCGATTTTGCAAGTACGCCGTACCGAATGGGTAGGTCACTCACAAACAGGGTTTCGTCATTACTTCAGCCGTTTTTAGACGTTGAAACGGTTGTGCAATAGTGCCAGCCAACTCAATCGCTGAAACCCGTTCAGCCTTATCCAACGCGTTTAGCGCCCTAGCGGCAAACGTGTACGGTAGCGTTCCAGAGTCGCCCATTCCTCCCGCTATTGTAATTGTTCCCTCTACACCGTACATGGAAGTGGTTTTGATAGGCAAGGCAAGCACAAAGGTCAAACTCAATTTTGCAATCACCGCAATTGTTGCTTCAAATAGCAACGCAGGTTCACTTGATAACCTGGAAAAACTCATCATAGGAATTCTCACGGCATTGCCGTCAGGATACGTTGTTGACACCGTTGACAAACCAACAGTGTTGGAAGTCGGACAATCACCAATGCTTGTTGCAGACGTCAACGTTTCAACGTACTACACTCAAACAATCTAAGGAGAAAAAACGTGGCAACTACGATCATCACGGGTCGCGATCTTGTCTTGACGATCGGAAACGACTCTTACGACGCACAAGCGACCAGTGCAACACTTACCAACACACCAACAACTGAGACTTACCAAACGCTTGACGGTAAGGCATACAAGACAATTGACAACCAGTGGGCATTTGAAGTCGAAATGTTGGCTGACTGGGGTGCAGCGTCTTCACTTTGTGAAGAATTGTGGACTGCAATGGAAACATCACCAAACGCGCCAATTTCGGTTTCGTTAACTGCCACAACAGGCGCAGTTTTTGCGTTTAGCGTTTTGCCAGTGTATCCAAGCGTGGGTGGAACTGCACCTGACGCACAAACGATCACGCTATCATTTGTTGTTGTCACTGAAGTCACTGAGACATTCTAAACCTAACAATCGGGAGAAAAAATGAAACTAGCAATCACAATCGAATACAACAACGGCGATTCAGCAACTTACACGGCTGCACCGCCTGAGTGGGTAAAGTGGGAAAAAAGCACGGGAAACAACATTTCCCAGGCACAAGATAAAATTGGAATTTCGGATTTGGTATTTCTTGCCTATCACGCCATGAAGCGTGAAGCGGCGGGAAAGCCAGTCAAGCCGATCGAAGTATGGACAGAAACAATTTCTGACGTGCTGGTCGGTGACAACGATAGCCCAAAAGTTACGCAGTCGGAAGCCTTGCAAGATTAGTTTGGGAAGTAGCCCTGGCAACGGGGCTACCCCCAAATTGTTTTGAAACTGCCGAAGACATTATGACTGCAATGGACATTTTAGAAAGGCGCAACAATGCTAAGTGAACAAGTCGCTTACAACAAAGAAGATTTGCGCGGAATCTTAAAAGCGTTCAAAGCAATGGACGACGAAGCCGCCACACAAGCCAAAACGACATCAAGTGAATTGGCAGATTTTGTTAAGGGTAAAGTTTTGGCTGCGGCAAATCAACGCAGTAAAGGTCAAATTGCTGCCACGCGAATTGCTGAAGGTGCGGTTGTTTCTAAGTCGTCAAAGATAGGTGAAATTTCTTATGGTTTTGCACGTCAGAAATTTAGTGGCGGTGGAACAACCCAACAACTTTGGGGCGGCAATGAATTCGGTTCTAATAAATTTAGGCAATTTCCAGTGTGGTCAGGCAAAGAAGGTCGCGGGTCACGCGGTTGGTTTATTTATCCAACCTTGCGCAGTATCCAACCTGAAATTGTAAAGCGTTGGGAAGAATCGTTTTCGGACATAATAAAGAAGTGGAATTGAAATGGCTGCACCAAGTCGCACGTTAAAACTTTCCATTCTTGGAGACGTCAGCAATTTAGTTTCCAGCCTTAAAACAGGCGAAAAAGCAACTGACGACTACACCAAAACGCTGACAGATTTTGGCAAAAAAGCCGCAGTGGCATTTACCGTGGCGGCAACCGCAGCAACCGCGTTTGCAGTTTCAGCCGTCAAAAACGCATTGGCTGACGAATCAGCCCAACGCAAACTTGCGGAAACCTTGCGTGCGTCAACGACTGCAACTGAAGCACAAATCACGGCGGTAAGTGACTGGATAGACACAACTTCGGTCGCAATCGGTGTCACTGACGATCAATTGCGTCCAGCATTTTCACGGTTGGTCAGATCAACCAACGACGTACAAAAAGCACAAGAATTGGTCAACCTTGCACTGGACATTTCAGTTGCAACAGGCAAACCGTTGGAAGCCGTTTCAAATGCCCTGGGAAAAGCCTATGACGGCAATGCAACATCACTTGGACGTTTGGGTCTAGGTTTAGACGCAACAATCCTTAAAGGCGGCGACACCGACGCAATCTTTCAAAACCTAACAACAACCTTTGGCAATTTTGCTGAGAATGAAGCCTTAACAACTGAAGCACAATTCAGACGCGTAGGCATTGCCGTTGACGAAGCCAAAGAATCTATTGGCGCAGCCTTGTTGCCAGTGGTCGAAAGATTAGCCACGTTTTTGATCACCACCGTTGTTCCAAACATGCAAACTTTTATTGCGTCATTGACTGGAACTGGCAGCCTTGCCGAAGCAACTGCCGACGGCACATTGGGCGCATTTGAATTTGGAAAAATGGTTGAAAAAGTTTTGAAAACGGTTTACAACTTTAGGGGCGTTTTGATAGCAACTGGCGCGGTCATTGCAGGAATTTTTGTGGTTTCAAAAGTATCAGCCGCGGTCACTGCCACCATTGTTTTGATTACGTCGCTTATCAAGGCTTACAACGCATTGAAAAATTCGGCATTGGTTGCTGGCGTTGCATTAGCGTTTGCCATGAATCCATTGTTGGGCGTTGGTGCGGTTGCATTAGCCGCGTCAGTTTTGGCGGGTGCAAATGCCCTGGCTAATCGGGACACGGCAAACGTCGAAAATCTAGGCGTTCCAAAAAATCTTGTAACTGATTATGGGACTTACACTGCACCTGAATTCAAAGTTGATCAGTATAAAGGCGAATCTTTTATGGGTACGTTGCCCAAGCCTGGCGCGTCAAGTGCTGCAAAACGTGAAATTCTTGGTGCGGGCAGTGCTGAAGAATTAACAAGAAGACTTGAACAAATTTCCAAAGACATGAGTGAACTAACTTTTAGAATGACAACAGGTGGCATTTCTGATACAACGGCGCAAGCGGAATTGAAAGCGTTAAAGGCTGAAATGGCAGTTTTGACAAAACAGGCTCAATCTTTACCACAAACAAACATTTACATTTCAGGCGCAATTGACCCTGAAGGCACGGCACGTCAAGTCGCTGAACTGCAAAACAATTCCTACTATCGCGGCGGCGGCGGTGGTGCAAACGCGCTAGTGTTCCCATGACACAGTGGAATCCTATTTGGCTTGTTGAATTAGACGGTGTTTCATACACAAACGCTATTCTTGCAAACTTAAAAATCACAAGTGGTCGCCGTAACATTTACGAACAAACCGCGGCAGGTTATGTCAACATTGAATTGCTGGACGTAGATCAAACCGCAATTCCAGTCAACATCAATTCGACCATTGGTGTTTCAATCAAAGACACGTCAGGAACATTTGTCCCAATTTTTGGCGGCAACGTTGTTGACATAGGTTTGGAAATTAGAGACATTGGCAACACATTGTTTACGCAGACTTATTCGATCACGGCACTGGGCGCATTGGCACGTTTGCCAAAGGCATTGACCGACGGCGTTTTGTCGAAAGACTTTGACGGAAATCAAATTTACGAAATTTTGCGCGGGGTCTTATTGTCTCAATGGCAGTCAGTTCCAGGGGCATTGACTTGGGCAACCTATGACCCGACAACCACATGGGCAAATGCTGGCAATACTGGACTTGGAGAAATTGACCGTCCAGGCGATTATGAATTGGCGGCTAGATCATCAAACCGCACAAACGTTTACACGTTGGTTGCAGCCCTTGCGACTTCGGGTGCTGGGTACATCTATGAAGACGCACAAGGTCGCATTGGGTACGCAAGCAGCCGTCACCGCAGCATTTACCTGGCAACAAACGGGTACGTTGACCTAGACGCAAACTATGCCCGTGGTAAAAACTTGCAGATACAAACCCGCGTCGGCGACGTGCGCAACAACGTGACAATCAAATACGGCGCCACAAGTAGTAGTGAAGAATCAGCGTCAGACGCCGCTTCAATAGCCTTGTACGGTGAACTTGCCCAAATCATCACCACCACACTTCACAACAAAACCGACGCCGAAGATCAAGCCGCGTTTTATTTAGACTTGCGTGCCAACCCTGAACCTATTTTCAGCCAAATAACATTTGACTTGACCAACCCTGAAATTCCAAACGTCCAGCGTGACCGCCTGATCAACATTTTCATGGGTGAAGCCATTGCCCTGACCAATCTGCCATTGAACATGAATTCGGGAACGTTTCAGGGCTTTGTCGAAGGCTGGTCATTCCAGGCGTCATACAACCAACTTTCACTGACCTTAATGCTTTCCCCATTGGCTTACTCATTGCAAGCAATGGCATGGGACGACGTTCCAATGACTGAAACGTGGTCAAGCGTGTCACCGACTTTGACGTGGGAATCTGCCACAATAGTGGCGTAGAAAAGGAGAAAAAATGGCAAATCCAACAACCAATTATGGCTTTGTGCTTCCAACTTCGACTGACCTGGTCACTGACCTTCCAGCCGATTTTGACGTGGCATTGCAAGGCGTTGACACGCGCTTGAAAGCGTTGCAACCAGGCACAACACTTGGTGATCTTGCTTATTCATCTGCAACGGCTAACACCAACACAAGACTTGCGGTTGGCGCAAACGGAACTTATTTGACAGTGACGGCGGGGGTTCCAGCGTGGGGCGCAATTTCCGCAGGTGGAATGACATTGTTATCAACCACATCACTTTCAGGTGCAACCACAACAATTTCAAGCATAAATCAAACTTATGTAAATTTAGTTATTTTTGTTTCAGGAGTTACAAATGCAACAAATGACGGCGAATTGAGAGTTGCTCCAAACGCGACCACCAACATTACGACAATTTTTAGAAGCCGAGGTTCAAGCACTGTAGATAATTCACAAAATGATTATCTTTGGTTGAATAGTGGTGCCTCAACATTATCAAGAACTAACGCAAACAATAGTTTTTTTCTTCAAATAAACAATTATTCAAGTACTACGGCTTACAAATCTATTAGTGTTAATGGCGTTTATTTTGATTCCAATAATGGCTCTTGGTATGGTGTAAATAGTGGAGGCGGAATTCAAACAAATTCAGCAATTTCATCCCTGGTTTTTTCTAATAGCGGTGGCAATCTTTCAACTGGAACAGTTCTAATCTACGGAGTGAAATAAAATGACAAATCCAACAATCCGAATTCACAACACAGAAACAAACGAAATCATTGACCGTGAAATGACTGACGAAGAATTTGCAAATTACGAAGCGGAACAAGCCGAACGCGCTGCAAAGCAAGCCGAAAGCGACGCAAAGGCAACTGCCCGCGCAGCAATTCTTGATCGTCTTGGTTTAACTGCCGAAGAAGCGAAGTTATTGTTGCCATGACATACCCACAAGGTACAAACGCACGGTTGATCGAAATTGCAGCCGCCGAAGTCGGAACCGTTGAAGAAGGCGACAACCTGACCAAATACGGCAAGTTTATGAAAGCCGACGGTTTGCCGTGGTGCGGTTCATTTGTCAATTGGTGCGCTGATCAGGCTGGCGTCAAATTGTCGTCAATGGTTTCAACCGCCGCTGGCGCACACAGACTCAAAGAAGTAAGCCGTTGGTCAAACATGCCACAACTAGGTTCATTGGCGTTCATGGATTTTCCACATGACGGCGTTGACCGCATTTCACACATTGGAATTGTTGTTGGACTTATTGACCGAACAACTTGCTTGACAATTGAAGGCAACACAAGTGGCACGGGCGATCAGCGCAATGGTGGCATGGTTATGGTCAAGGTGCGCAGTTATGCGCCAGGCAAAGAAATCGTTGGGTTTGGGGTTCCCAAGTTTGTTGCGTACAACGGGGACTTTCCAAAGATAGAAATACCTTCGGGAGACAAACCAAAGAAGGGCAAAAAGAAATGAAAGAAATAAAAGCACTTGCAGCGTCATGGGGTCGTTCATTCATGGCTGCCGCATTGGCGTTATACATGGCAGGGGTCACTGACCCAAAGACTTTAGCAATGGCAGGGGTCGCAGCGGTTGCGCCAGTGATCTTGCGTTGGCTCAATCCAAATGATTTAAGTTTCGGGTCAAAGGGGAAATGATCGGAAAACTCACGGCGGCATGTCTAACGTTCGCAATGACGTTGGGCATGTCGTCTTGTGGGTATCAGGGCTGGACACGTTATGAATGCCAAGAATGGGAATTTTGGAATGAACCACAATGCAAAAAACCGCAGTGCGTCCCTACTGGAACATGCACTGAAGACATCATTGGAAAGGTCTACACACAAAACAAGCCGTCGCCGTAGCCCTGAAGACGTTCACGCGCAACTAATTTTGATTATTGGGTCAACCCTGGCAGCGGTGTTTTTGATCGTAACCCTGGGCATAACCTACGCGCTCATTTTTGTAACCCAACCAATCGGCAATCAAGCACCAAACGACGCAGCCTTTATTGATCTATTGAAAACCCTGGCAATTTTCTTGACGGGTTCATTGGGCGGTGTGCTGGCAGGTAATGGACTCAAATCCAAATCAAAGCCACAAGACACGCCGACAAACACACGCGATTCTTGACCTGGCGCGTCTAATGCGTCATTCTGAATTCAGGTGGTAGTGGTTACCGCCTAGATTCGGGAGAAATCAAATGGTACTTGATCTACTTGACCCAGCAACATTGGGTCGCGTTATTGGAATGGTTTGCCTAATGGTGTTGGCAGCCGCTTATGGATACTCAAAGGGACACAGAGACGGCAGCCGTGAAGGATACACACGCGGTCGCGCAGTTTCACGCCACATTTCAACAATCAACAAGGCGGTGAAATAATGGGTTTCTTGGACAATTACGAAGCAAGCCGCGAAAGACTGGAACGCTGGAATCGAACATTTCCTGACGGCAGAATTGAAACACGCATTGTTGAATTTAGTGCCGAAAAGGGTTATGTACTTGTTGAAGCCAAAGCCTTCAAAAATTCCGAAAGCCTTGTGCCAGCGGGAATTGATTTTGCTTATGGATACCAGGGCGCATACCAGCAAAACATGAAGCGTTGGTTTGTTGAAGATACGGT